AAGGGATGTTATCCAATCCTGAGTTTTTACAAGTAGTTACAAAAGAAGAAGTGAACGGAAGTGATTGCGCATCAAGAGTGGCAAAAGTATCTTATAAATACGCAGATGCAATGATGAAAGAGAGGGAGAAATGAGTGAAGAGTCTGGTATATCTTATGGCGGTGTAACTTGTACAGTTAGTACATCATCTACTGAATTTAAAGTTACTATTGGCGAAGAGTTTGAAGGGTGGATTACTAGCAAAGAATTTACCATTGAAGGACTTACCGTAGGGCAATTAAACAAAGCATACCTATACGGAAGACTTGAGCGTTTTATTAACTTTGCATTAGAGAAAGCGAGTGAGAAATGACTGCAAATGAACTGGCTGATAAATTAGATTTGATTCGTATAGAACTTACGATACAAGCATCCGCTATGCTACGGCAACAACAGGCTGAAATAGAAGCGTTGAAACAACATTGGAGCGAACCACAAACAGACTTAATAGTTTTGCTACGAGAAGAGGTGACACTAATGCAAAAGTATTTACAGGAACAAAACTTGCGTGAACATTTTGTAACGTGGAGGCAAGAGAAATGATTAAAATAACAATTAACATGAACCCTGACATCTTGCCAACGCTTGAGGAGTGGAGATTAATTTGCGCAATGGTCAAGCAACAAAATGAGTTAACCGATGAAGAAATCCTAGACACTGCTAAGACTATGCCAGTCATAGATGGGGCCACAATTGAAGAGGCTTATGTGTTGTTTGCCAGAGCGATATTAAAAAAAGCCGATAGTAAATGACTACTAAAGCAGAGCGTAAGCACATGAACGCTGTAGCTGAACTAGGTTGTGCTGTATGCCGCAGAATGGGTTACGCGGGAACGCCTGCGGAATTACATCATCCGAGGCGATTAGCGGGGGGCTGGGGACGTTCTGACAACATGAGTGTTATACCGCTCTGTCCTGAGCATCATCGTGGCGCTACGGGCTTGCATGGCCTCGGAACCAAAGGATTCCCTAAACACTATGGGTACGACGAGGCTGACTTACTTAAAGATACGTTGGAATTGTTAGGTGTTGCAAATGAACAACATTAGGGTTTTCCTTAGAAAATAAATATAAAAAGATATTGACATCGTTTAACGTGGTGTTAAACTAGCATCACTGACTAAGCAAATGTTGCAAAGCAGGTAACCAAACGAAAGCGAATTATGAAACTAAACGACATCGAATTAACTCAAGTAGATACACTCGGTAACCTATTGGCTCAGATTGCTGACTTAACTAAGCAAGCTGACGCTATCAAAGACGGCATCAAAGACAGTGCCAGCTTAGGTGGTGCCAAGGTCATCGAAGGTAACCTCTTCAAGGCTACATACATCGAGAGTAATCGCTCTGTAGTTGACAACAAAGCCCTGTTGGCTGAGTTGGGCGCAACAGCAGAGCAGATTGCTCGACATACAAAGACTACTGCTGTGTTCAGCGTAAAAGTTACATCACGTTAATTAAATAGCCCCTACGGGGGCTTACTTTGGGAGAAATAAAATGGGACAAATGAACGAAATTTACTTAGCTTACTTGGCTGACTTTGAAGAGAAGCACCCAAATGTAGTTAAGCCTACTACTTACTCATGGGCGCAACCAATCAAATCGTATGAAATGTCAGAGACCGACGTTTTAACTAAGTTGCGCGGTCGGTATTGGGGCGACGATAGTTACCCAAAGGTTTACAAATCCGCTGATGGAAAAATCATTGAGATTGGTCAAAGCCAAAGAGGTGACAAGTTGTACGCGGTATGGAATTCACTGGATGACTTTAATACTTACGAAACAGCTAAATCTTTTAGAACATTTTTTGGACAGTGGTAATCAACCAGCCCCTTCGGGGGCTAACCAAAACGAAAGCGAATCGGTTATGAAGACAATTAATTTATGGATTTACCAAGAGGACACAAACGTGTTCATGGGCGAGAGTTCTGAGTTGTGCATCAACACAAATGTTCCAGAATTAAAAGATACACCAATCGAGTTTTGGGCTAACTCTTACGAGGATGTTCTTAACCAAGTCAAGACATATGCCAAGGCCAAGTTTGGCTCTGGCGTTATTAAATTACATTAATCAGGGGGTGTAAATGAGAAGTTTAAAAGCAAAGTATCCAGACCTTGCGACTATGGATGGTTATGACGAGGCAATCATTGGTGTCGTAACCAGAATGGGCTTAGAAGTAATTTGCTACGACTTAGATAAGGTCATCAAGATATTAATGAAGCAAGGTATGGACGAGCAGGATGCATGGGATTGGTATCAGTTCAACATGGCTGGCTCGTGGATAGGTGAGCAGACTCCAGTGTTCTTAGAGAGGATTACAGAATGAGCGACCACGTCATTACTAACAGCCTGAACGGCAAGTTCAAGTGCGAGTTCTGCGGGACAGAAGAGGAGCCGCCCTTTATGCCTGCACCTATTGACGTCATCATTGACGCGATGGATTACTTCATCGACACGCATAAGAAGTGTAAGAGGCCGCAACCAGAGGCCACTATGTCTGAGTACATCAAAGGATTTAACAGCGGCTATCAGTTTGTTCTACACGAGATAGAGACGTACATCAAACAATACCCAGACAATAAGTTTGCCTTGCAGGAGTTGTTAGCCCATCTTAGGATGGAGGACAAGCCTGATGCAACTTAAATCAACGGTTGAGTTGGATGACATTACGATTGAATGCGCCAAGTCGTTTGATTTTGAGTTTGATGGAAACAGTACGTTTGATGTTCCAATATTAAAAGCGCCGCCTGAATTTCAAATTGGTTTGATTGTTGGCCCGTCAGGCTCAGGCAAATCTACGTTGCTTGCTCAGTTTGGGGATGAGCGCCAAATTAATTGGGTTGCAAACAAGTCTATATGCTCTCATTTCAATAGCGCAGAGGAGGCCATGACGCGATTGGGTGCAGTTGGCCTGAACTCTGTGCCTGTATGGGTCAAGCCATATCATGTGCTATCAACTGGTGAGCGTTTTCGTGCAGACCTTGCGCGTCGTTTAGTTGATGGCGCGGTGATTGACGAGTTTACGTCGGTGGTTGACCGTAACGTAGCAAAGTCATGTTCTTACGCTACATCAAGGTATGTTCGTAAAAAGGGACTCAAAAACATTGTGTTCGCTACCTGCCACTATGACATTGTTGAGTGGCTCCAACCAGATTGGGTGTTTGACACAACGGTTGGCGTGCTGTCAACAAGGGGGGTAGAAAGGCGACCAACTATTGAGTTGGAACTCGTACCGTCTACCGTTGGGGCATGGGCGCTATTCAGCAAGCATCACTATCTCACAGCAAACATCAATCGCTCTGCACGCTGTTGGGTTGCCAAATGGGAAAATACAGCAATTGGATTTGCCGCTGTGATACCAATGCCAAGCGGAACCCTTCAGAACGCATGGAGAGGCCATAGGACGGTAGTGTTGCCTGAGTTCCAAGGGTTGGGTATGGGTGTTCGTATCTCGGACGCTATGGGCATGATGGTGAGGGCGGAAGGGGGTAGGTATTTCAGCAAGTCTTCGTCCCCGCGTTTGGGTGAATATCGCAACAACTCGCCACTGTGGAAACCTACTAGCAAAAACCAAAAAGTACGAGGGGACTCAAAGAGTCAAAAGAAATGGACAAACCAAAATTACAGGCTGTCTCATGCAGAAAGATTGTGCTATAGCCACGAATTTGTGGGTTAGGGAAAGTACCTAGTAAATATTTTAATAAAAGTGTTGACATTGTTTAACTTGGGCTTATACTAGACTCACTAACCGCAATTAAGCAGTTAGGCAAATAAACGAAAGCGAACCATGAACTTCTTTAAAACACAAACTCACCGTAACGCTCCAGCCTGTATCGAGGTTGTAGAAATTAGCAAGCAAGTACAGCACGCAGATGGCTGGGTATCACGTCACGACTTTAGTTCCTTCGAGAAGGCTCAAGAGGTAGCAGAAGCCGCCAGCATCTTCGAAGGTGTTGAGTACATTGCTACTGACGCAGGTGCTTGTACTTCACCACGTTACGACGTTATTAAGGCTCCACAGGTTTTAGATGCAGTGTCTTACAGCTTCAACGGTGACTCATACCCATGTGGTTACATCAAGTCTATCAGTAAGACTATGAAGAAGATTACGACTACTGAAGGTCGTGTCTTTTATCGTAAGCGTAACACTGGTGCTTGGACTATGCGTTGTTGGTCAATGGTTAGCGGTCACCATGAAGAGCGTAACCCACATTTTTAATCAGGCGGGGCGAAAGCCCCTATTAGGGAAACTACCTACAAATATTTATAAAAAAGTTGTTGTATTGTTTAATTTTATGTTATACTAACACCACTGACACAGCAATACCGCATAGTCAGCTACAGCGAAAGAAAAGCGAAATGAAAAAAGCAATCAAACTCAAAGACATCTACGCAGGCCAGTTGGTGGTTACGAGCGACAGCCCAGAGGCTCAAGTTCGTACCGTCGAAAGCGTTGAGGGTTTCCAAGTCACCTTGACTTGGTACGAAGGCACGAACCAGTGCATCCAAGGCGTTGACTACTCCCTGCTGGGCGTGCCGACAGTTGCGCAGATTGAGTACAGCATCAGCAACTACGGTCGTCTGGCAAACATGGATGACGTCAAAGATGTGGCTCTGTTAATCGGCTAAACCAGAAGGGGGCTTCGGCCCCCGACAAGCGAATCAAAAGCGAATCGAAATCGAAAGGGAATCAAATGGGTCACATAGCAAAAATAGAATCAAGAATAGCAGGCATACCTTGCCTGATTGGCGTATTTACCTTTGACAGCGTAGACGGTTGCCACAGCGCTGACAGCGACGTTGACTACTACGGGTACACCGAGTCTGATTGGGAGGTTCTAGACCGTCGTGGTCGCCCAGCGGGGTGGTTATCTAAGAAGTTGACTAGCAAAGAAACAGACCGCATTGAAACTGAAATCGTTGAATACTTTAACAGCTAAGGAAAATACCATGACTAACGAAATTGAAACAATCATTTATACAGAAGACAGTGTCCGCGTATCAGTCTCCGAGTGGGACGACGGTGGTGCATGGCTCCACTTACAGGTAAAGGGTGGCAGTTCTAGTGCAATACTTACGCGAAAAGAGGCAGAACAGCTTATGGCTGGCCTACAACAAATTTTAGCTAAGGAGGTTACAGCGTGATGAGAGAAGAAACCTTGCTTGAGAAGATTGCAATTGGTATAATGTTCATAGCGGCATTACTTTTAATGGTATGGGTTCCTGACTTCACGTTAAGTCAAGAAGACTGTACTAAGCAAAGTAGTTACGCATATGTTGATAACCTTTGTAGCCAATCGAAAACGAATTGAAAGCGAATCAAAACCGAGTCGGTTTACATAGGATAGGCTCTAATGCATTTTATTAATGATTGGAAAACTTGTAAGTGCGGATTGCAGTATCAAGACGTTAACTTTATACATTCGCGCATTAGAGGATATTGCTGTAAAACCTGTCGCACTGAGTTGCTCACAAAGAGACGCGGCGTTAGGTTAAAAGAAGCATTTAGTAGGCGCTGTATAGAATTAAATGAGTTGATTAACTCGATATATGCAAAACCGTAAAACCTGTGCTACTTTACATCCCGAAAGCGAATCGTTTACACTAATGACATTCGCCAACTACATGGGGATTACGGGTTATGCCAGAAACCATCAAGAAGCCTGCCAAGGCATCCAAACCTACTAAGGCTAGTAAGCCTACAGTCACGCCCAAAAAAGGCATGGATGGCGTGAATATAGATACTGCGCACGCTAAAACACCCAAGCCAACAGGACGCCCAACAAAGTTCAACCAACAGACAGCAGACCTCATATGCATGATGCTAAGTGAGGGAATGAGCCTAAGACAAATACTAAAGGCTGATAAGGTAGGAGCGCTTCCTGCGCAGAGTACGATTTACGAGTGGTTGATACGCCACCCTCTCTTTGCGGAGCAATACGCACGCGCCCGTGAGGAGCAGGCCGACACCAACGCTGACGAAATTCTGGAGATTGCGGACGAGCATCCCCCTGAGTTTACTGATGACAAGGGTCGCACCCTCCTTGACCATACCTACATCGCTTGGCAGAAACAGCGCATCGAGGCTAGAAAGTGGACAGCTATGAAGCTGAAGCCTAAGAAGTACGGTGACCGCGTAGCGCTGGAAGGCGTGGAAGGCGGAGCCGCCATCAAGACCGAGGATGCCAATGCTAACAAGTTCCTTGAGGTTATCCGCAACATGGAGATGAGCAAGCGTGCTGGCTGAGTTGCTCTCAGACCCAGATGTGCAGGCGGAGTTCAACGCTCAGGGCGACCATGACCGTATTGCTCAGATTGCTCATGCTACTTGGGTAGCGAGCGCCCACCGTTACCAGATACCTCCCCCACTGGAGCAGGACTACACCGTCTGGATGATGCTGGCTGGTCGAGGGGCAGGGAAAACCCGTAGTGCCGCCGAGGCTTTATGGTGGTGGGCATGGACTCACCCTGAGTCGAGGTGCTTAGTCCTCGCGCCCACATCAAACGATATTAAGTTCACCTGCTTCGAGGGACAGTCTGGCCTATTGGCTTGCATACCTAAAGACTTGGTTGTCGACTACAACAAGCAAGACCATCAGATTAAGTTATCCAACGGCTCCATCATTCGCGGTATCTCTGGCGACTCCTACGAGCGATTACGAGGCCCACAGTTCCACTTTGCTTGGTGCGATGAGTTAGCGGCCTTCCAATACCTTGGCTCTGGTGAGGCGTGGGATATGATGATGATGGGCTTACGCCTAGGGGACAAGCCGCGTGTCATTGTGACAACGACGCCGCGCCCCAAGGACTTGATACTAGACTTAGTAGGGCGCGAAGGTGAGGACGTGGTCATCGACCGCGCTAGTACTTACGAGAACGAGCAGAACCTAGCCTCATCCTTCAGACAGCAGTTAGAGCAATACAAGGGTAGCAAGCTGTATCAGCAGGAAGTCATGGGGGAGATTGTCGACCTCGAAGACGGTAAGGTTGTCTCTCGCGATATGTTCAAGCTGTACCCGCACGACAAACCATTCCCGAAGTTCGAGTTCATAGTCCAAAGCTATGACTGCGCCTTTAGCGATAAAGAGTACAACGACCCTACTGCTATGACAACGTGGGGCGTATTCAAGCCTATGGACGGCCCTATGTCTGTCCTTCTCATCGACTGCTGGGCTGAACACCTAACCTTCCCGTTACTCAAGCCCAAGGTGCTAGAGGAATGGAGAGTCTCCTACGGCGAAGGGAAGGAGGCCAAGCGCCCTGACCTTATCTTAGTCGAGGACAAAGCGGCGGGTATCTCCCTGATTCAGGAACTTCGAGCGGCTCATCTGCCTGTAAGAGGCTATAACCCCGGCAAAGCTGACAAGATGCAAAGACTCCAGATAACGGCATCCATCTTCGCAACTGGGCGCGTCTGGCTACCAGAGTCGAGCCAACGCAAGGGCTATGTGAAGGATTGGTGCGAAGGCTTCCTAAGCCAGATATGCTCTTTCCCAGACTCGACGCATGACGACTATGTCGATAGCGCAACACAAGCGATTCGCTTAATGAAGGACATGGGTTTCCTAGACATAAACCCTGAGCCGAGATATGATGACGATGAAGACGAATATGCTTATACCCGCAAAGAGCGGGTCAACCCTTACGCGGTGTAACTATGGCAGACCCTAAGAAAATAGTAGGCGGACTTGGAAAAATAAGGGAACGCCTGCTTGCGCCTGACGACGAAAGAGCCTTGAGTGCAATACGAACCGCAGGGCGTACCGCTCACGAGCAAGAAGCCGCTATCCGTGCCGCCAAGGATGCAAGGGTTGCAGAGCAGATGGAAAACCTTCCTGCTCGAAACAAGAAAGCCAACGAGGCGCTTGGTCTGTATCACCCAATAGGTGGTGGCCTCAAGTTATCCAAACCAACTCATGGTATGCACGCTACAACCGTGCGTGACCCTAAATTTAATCCCCCAGAAATTGGAACTATCACCCCAGAACAGTTAGTTAAGGAAGAGGCCGCACTGTTTCCTTTGGTCGGTGACCGAGCCGCCGCAGGTAAATACCTAACCCACGTTGGTGAGAACGAACTGCAAGAGCCTGTCAGGCTGACTGGTGGGGCGCTGTACATGGATGCCAACTACAACCACATTGACCCTGACTTGTCCGCCGCATGGGAGTCTGGTGTTGGTCGTACAACGGCGTTAGGAAAGCAAGCTGGTCGCGCAGGAGAAGGTGGTCGACCTGTTTATGGCATCTACACCGCAGGCTCTGGAACAAACACTGACTTTAACGTAATGGGTGCTAACGCCCTGCTTCAACAGATACCTTATAGCAAGATTTCAAAGAAGGCGGAGCGCGAGTTTGACCGAGCAATGAAGGAAGGGACTAAGGAGTTTGCTCCTATTCCAAATTGGCCGGGGATTCGTAGCCCTGAAGCGCAAGCCATGTTGCTGGATAAAAGCAACGGCATTGCTCGTACCAAACTGTTTGGCGTAATGGGCAAGGAAAACTTCCAATCAATGGGCTTTCCCGATGTGCCTGCTACCCGCAAGGCCATCATTGAGCCAGAGTTGCTTGACGTACCTACCAATCAGACTGGCTTTAGGTTAGCACGCATGGATGCCACGGGACGCATTATTGAGAACCCGAACATTCCATCCGACTACCCTTCCGCAATGGCTGGCAAAGTTGCTGGTAGGTTGGATGTACCCGCAGACTACAAAGACGTATTCCAATCCCACTTTGACGCTCGACGCTTGTTGAGTCAACCAGAGTCTGGCGACTACTACTCTTTTTCACGCGCCCACCCAATTCAGTATGCTGATGACGAATGGCTTAATAGGTTGATGGAGCAACGCCTTGCTACTGAGCGCAGGATTAAAGAAGGCAAATACAAAGAAGGTGGCGTAGTTGACATTGACGCCGCTGATGCACGCCTATCCGCCGCTATTGAAAAGCGTATGGCAAAGGGTGGCTCAGTAGACATCGAGGCGGCAGACGCTCGATTAGAGGCCGCTATTAACGCTCGTATGGGGATGGCGGATGGTGGTGAGGCTGGCTTTAAGAAAATTGAATTTATGGCGGATGGCGGTAAGTTAGTCAAAGGGTTGGGCAAGATTGGCAAGAAGTTGTTGGCTGATGATGTATTGCCACAAGTAGAGCGTGAGGCTAATCTAAATAAGATGTTGTCCGAAAGCAAAGTTAAAGATAAGTTGTTTCACGGCACAACAAAAGACGTAAAAAGTTTTGACCAAAGTCAAGCAGGAAAGAAGACGGGCAATCTGACCACTGCGTTAGGTACTTTTTTAAGCGATAACCCCAAAGAGGCAAGTAGATACGCAACAGACTGGGGCGCGGAAGGCGGAAATGTAATGCCTGTCTTTGCGCAAATTAAAAACCCATATGAAATGCCTTACAGAGAGTTTGATAATTTAGCAATGGGTGCTTGGAATAGAAGAATGAAAGACCCAGACTAT